GTTCAAATAAACCGGCTCGTAATAGTTTCTAGCCGCTGTAGACTGATTGAAATGTGGTAATCCTGCCATTTATGTTATTTTTTTATAGGAATGTATCCTCCCAGTAGTCAACCGCCCATTCCATGTTGTCGATCTTGTAGATCTCCTCACTGGTATAATTTAATCCCATGGCGGAAACTGGTTTTATTGGGAAGCAATCTCTGCAAACTACTCTTCTATATACATCTCCCTGTTTGTTAAACATAGAGATTACTATAGTTCCAGTGTAATCTGTTTTTAAACCCATAGCTCCAGTTAAAGGATTGTAAATAAGATCAGTCCACTGTCTTAGAGTTTTAAAAACATACATTGAATTAGCATCATTAAGGTTAATCGTGAAACTCAACGAAACGTTCATGTAAGTTGTATCCGGCTTTGCTCCTGCATAGTTTCTTTTAGCAAACTTATACTTCTGGTTAACAGTAGAAGGATTTTTATCCAGCTGTAACCCATTAACTTTAGTAACGTGCTCTAGCAATATAGGTCCTCCAGCAACCGGTCCTGGAGGGGTAATTGTAACTTCAAATTGGTTCAGATAAACAGGTTCAAACTTGTTTATCGAAGACATCGAACTTGAATAGTGTGGTAAATTTGCCATATCAAACTATTTATCTATTTTTCTATTGCGAGCAAATTTTTACGCAAACTGTATAAATCCACCAGCTGCAATACCACCTGTTCTAGTAACAGTTATTCTGTTGATGAACTTCTGTATTCCTCTAGCTGGCTCTATTATGATGTCTATTACTCCCATATTCATATCTATGATTGCTGGAGTGTTATTAGAGGAATCCATAATAGTCTTGTATGCGTAAATTCCACCTCCTGCTCTAACACCATCTAGGTAGTTATCGACCAAAGTCTTAATCTCAAGTCTGATGGAATCTTCGTTGAAGTCGAACAAGTAGTTTGCAAGTATAGTTTCAACGTCAGTTTCTATACTGATAAGAAGATCTCTTACGTGAACAAGGTTGAATGCTGAGTTTACGGTCTGATAAGCTGTACCATTTCCGAATATAACAACACCAACTCCTTTTCTTCTTATAATAGGATTCAATCCGATTGGCTCTAGATTTCCTCTGTCCTCGTCTGTGAAGTCATACTCAACACCAACTATCGTACCTCCAGAAAGGACCCCTCTTTTTTGACCTGCTATAATAGCATAAGGTTCACCGTTAGCAAACTTTCTAACGAAGTTGTTAGATATCAAAGCGGCTGGTGGTACATTTATGTTTCTATTGTTTTCCCTTATGGTAACATAGGGAAGATAGAATGCGCAGAATTTAGCTCCATCTGCCTCAGTAGGTAAGCTGAATGTGTAGCTTGGATTCAGGGATAGATTTCCTCCAGCTGCTATGTAAGCAGTATTTATAACAGGAGCTGGGTTAGCCGCTGTCGGAGCGTCAGTAAATCTAGGATCCGTAGAGTTTTGGAACTGAGTAATAGAGGGTGCATTTATAAAAGATAAGCACTTCTGTCTCATCATAGCCAATCTACTAAGTTGATACTTAGAGTTTGGCAAAATCTGACCAGAGAAAGTATCGATTATGTACCTAAATGTGATAACATCTTTCGATGCTAGTGTAACTGCAAGATTAGTATTATACAGAACGTTTAGCAATTCGCTAATTCTAGCATCAGTGCCATTAGGTCTGTGCCTCTCAGTCATAACAAATCCTCTCAAGTAAGTAAAATCAAAAGAAGTTGTGAAATCCTCTATCGAGATAAATCTCTGAACTCTTAGAGGTGTTCCAGAATAATATAAGACCGGTCTAGCAGTAGTCACTCTATATGTTCCGAAAGTGGTTGTTGCAGAGACAGTAGATATTCTAGTCAATCTGTTCTGTCTAACCCCAACTGCATCAGCACAAATATTAAGATCTGTAGAAACTATCCAATCACCAACCGAGAGAGGAACGTTGCCGTTAGCGTCTTCGGTGATTAAGAAAGTTGTTGAGTCTATTCTTGAGGTAACATTAATAAATTCAGATATGTTACCATTCTGAGAGATGATATCTATTTTATTAGCGGAAACTGGCTGACCAACATTATCCGAAGCATAAGAAGCTCCAAAAGCAGCTATATTCTCCAAAGATGTTATGTCTCTGGACTCATTGCTATATGCTCTAGTAATATAGTAATCAAACTGATCCCTATCTGTAGCAAAAGTGAACTCTAAAAACTGATCCTGTGTACCGTCGCTATTTTTCCAAATGAGATCACCATTTTGAAGCTCGTCATATTGCTTATCTATATAAGGTAAAGACATGGAATACGAAATCAAAGAATTTGAATATCCATCAGGGAATCCTGTTCCTGTTGCGCCTGTACTACCACTGGGGTTCAAGACAGAGTCTATTCCGATCCTGTCTGCCAGGCCAAACTGATAAGCAGTTCCACCGTTGGTGAAAGTTACCTCAGCAGGATTTATTGGATCCAAATAAGGCCAAGGCTGAACTACTACACCTTGCGATCTGTAGTATGCAGTGTCCAAAGGATGACTCCAAAGTATTCTAACCTGTGAGTTTACGCTCTTAACAGTTGCTATCTTTAATTTAGTAATCTGTGTAGCTCCAGATCCACCAAAGCTATCAAGAATTCCCCCAGTAACGCCAGATGGTATAAGAACTCTACCGATAATAAATTTCTGATCAGAGGGTGAAGCTATGGTACAAAATGTCTGTAGAGCTGTTTTTTGAGATGTTGTTAATTCATTAGGACCTGTTCCAGTAACTAGATAGTGAAATCCGCTATCGAACTGGGAAGCACTATAAGTTTGGAAAGAATCAAGATTAACACCCTTATCTGTTGTTCCACCTGTTGCTCCGCCGCTTATAAAATCAAATAGAGTTCCAACGTACATTGATCCTCCAGTAGCTCCAGAAGCACCAGTTACACCTACGCTGTTTTTGGTGTAAAGATAGTCTGCGACCAAAGCCTGATCATAACTTAAGAAATTAAGTCTAGGAGTAACTAGGTCTCTATCTGATGTTAACTCATCAATAAGATTATGGCCAACCAGATCTATCTGATAATCACTGTTACAAATATCATCAAAAGCTTCCTGGTCAATCGCACAGAATAACCCGTTTTGAGGTGTTTGTGAATTTATAAGGGTTTGTATGTATTGGTTATTACCATTTAGATCAACGAAATCTGGAATAATACATCCAGTTTGGCTGATAACGATGTTTACATCAGGGTCAGAAAGGAAAGCGTCGATCTTATTTTTAACAAATCCATTTGCAGTGAAATATCCGCTACCAGTGATCGGGTTATATCCCCATTTTGGATCCAAAGCAAGAACCGGATAATTAGTCCAATCACCAGACACCGCTATTACATCAATGAAATAATCCTGCATGTAATCATATGGGTGAATAAAAGTTGGAACGTTCTCAGCACCATACCAATCTATAGCAAAGACGTTATATCCCTTTATAGGGGTAACTGAGTCAGTAGACTTTCTAACTATAGCACTCATAGCCTGCTGACCAAGATTAACAAGGCTAAAAAGCTTTCCTTGGTCTGCAACGCTTAGTGTTGCTAGGAAATACTCAGGAGACGGGAACCAGAATCTTTCCTTGTTATAAAAAGAAGAATATAATTTTTCAGTCTCAACACCATTGGCTTGCTCAGTATTCAAAGAGAATGATCTATAAACTGTAAGATCCGCAGTTGCGCTGTCTATATCATCATCAAGCTTCAAGAGGTTTAAAGCAAAAACAGGTCCAGCATTTAAGCAGGTTAGAATCGATCTTTGGAAGAAAGATCCTCTGTTTTCTAAAGATCTGTCTATATCGCCGAAAACCGCAATCATTGTAGTAACATCTGGAATATAAACAGGTGTATTGAAAGGTCCCTTATTAGAGAAACCCACAACCAATCTGAGGGTATTCGAGGTTAGTATGACGTTTTGTGAAGCGTCAAACTCCAGTGTATAAACACCAGATGCCTTAAATTGCGAGAAATCTATCTTAATTTTTTGTGCCATTATTATTTATAGGTTATTTTGCTTCTTCACCTATATATATCGACACGAATAAGAAAAGCAGCGCTTTACATTAGAGAGTTAAAGTCGCTGTATCCCTTTGCATCTTTAGAATAGAAAGTCTTGCCGGTTCCTAAAAATGGATCGTTCTGAGCAGTATTAGTTTCACCCATTTTAGATAAAATCATAGTCTTATAACCATTGTCCATAATATCAAAAAGTTCACCCGACAATTGATAGAAGGATCCACTCTCAAAAGCAGAAGGTAAATTTACTAGAGACATAGCAACGTCATCGTGACCAGTTTGACTAGAATATGTCCCCCTGGAATTTAAGCCAAAAGTGAATAGCTCAGGTACGGTCCAGTTCTTCTCGTTTACAAGTATTCTTTGTCCCCCTATTAGAATCCTAAGTTCGTCGCAGTTCTTCATCTTATTTTTATCGTTGTACTTAATTCCTATTTTTGCCATCTTAGATGCGTCGGTGTGTTTGGTGTAGACAAATAACTCGTCGAATAAGTCCTCGTCAGATAAAAATTTATCGATGAAAAGCTCGCCTTTATAATTAACCTCCAGTGCTATCCTTGTATTTTCAACACCAAATACATCCTTTGTTAATATCCTGGTCATTTTAACAGCCTCTTCGAGCTTTATCTCATTGTCTCTGAGTATACCAATTTGAACCAGGCCAAAGAAATCTGACTCGTCGTAGAACTCGTCTATGTACTCTATCCTAGATTTTGGGAGGGGTGTAACCTTAAATATGTTGATAACTGTGAAGTCACCCTTGTTTCCACCTGAGAGATCTATAGAAAGAATAAATTTCTTATTCACGTCGGGCAGTGAATCAACTTCAAATTTCGGATGCCATATCAGATTCTCGTAATTCAGACCAGAATCATGCAGGTAGTCAATCTCTCTCCATTTATACTCGACGCTATTCTTTCTTATGCTTTCAAGTTCTTTCCTTCCTAAAAGAAGAGTGGATGAACTCAAGAATTGGTTTCCATACTCTTGGTTAAATAGCTCCTCCGATCCAAGGTTGGCTATCTCGTTATTTCTCCATTTTTCATCCCTACCTGGAACTTGCCACCAATCAACCCTAATTGGATTAAATGTATTTTTAGAATTTAGGGCATCCATGTACATGTCATAAAACTTGTTCATCCCATTAGGTGTTGAAGTTATTATGATTCTAGATACCTTAGAGGAAGATACAGTGGGATATGTAGATCTAAAGAATGACTCCATGAAGGAAGGATTGATATGGGCAAACTCGTCCATGTATAAGAAGTGAATAGTAAAACCGATACCGGATGTCTTGGTCGTTGTCTTTGACATTACCCTACACCCATTATCAAACCTCATCGACATGACGTTGTTGACCAGCATACCAGGTTTGAGAAAAAATGGAAGTCCCTTTATTATTGATTTGATCTTGTCCATAAGCTCCTCTGATGTGCTACCAACGTTAGCCAGAATCATCGCATTCTTATCGTGGTTAAAAAGTAGATACCAAACAAGAAATACCGCTGACATAATGGATTTACCAACCTGTCTAGGGGCTAAGAAGATGTTGAATCTGTTGTTTTGGAATTCTCTTAAAACAGAATCCTGATAATCTCTCAATCTAATATAAGCAAGTCCTTCATCGGTCATGACCTGGCAAAACTTGGAAAAATAAATCACATCTTTAGCACACTTCTGGATCTCCAATATCTCCTCCTTTGTGTACTCAAAAAGTATATTTGCTCTCTTGAACTCCGGATCGTTATCATGAAAAGGATTGTCTACTCCTTTAAAATCAAGACCTTCCTCATCGGCTTTACGCATGAGTTCATTTACCTTCTCAGTGTTCCAATAGTTACCATTGCCAGAATCATCCTGGCCGTTCTTTAATTCTTCTGCTTTCATAAATAAATCAGCTAAAGATATCGTCCTCTATTTCATAATCGCCAGAACTATCGGGATCAACACCAGATTCCTTAGCATGCAAGGAATCTAGCTCTGCCTTTTTTCTAGCATTCACTACAGAATTTTCATTTGTTATCTCGACTGGATTAACGTCGACTATATCTCCGCCTAGAATCCCTCTTAGTCCTTCCATAAGTCCCTTAGTTCCTCTAGATTTAATTCCACCATTTTCTGTTATAGGACCTCCAAAAGATCCCTCAGTCTCACCTGGAGGTAAAGCTATACCACCGTTATAATTCTTATCATCGACCTGATCCTTCATGTTCTTATACCCCTTCTCCATCTTATCAAGATAAGTCTGGTGATCCTTCGACATCTGCATTATCTGGCCCTGAAGCTGAGCTAGCACCTCAAACAATCTGGGGTGCATATTTCCCATATCAATTTCTTCTAGCAATTTAGTTATTGCATGCTGGCCGGACTTAAGCTGAAACATCATCGATGAGATGTTCATAGAGTCTATCTTTTTTCTATACTCTAAATAGGCATTCTCCTCTATTGCGTCACTATCAAAGTAAAATTTAACTAAGGAGTCCAATAGGGTTTTAGCCTCTGATGCTGAGCTGTTCTTCTCGCCAGCAAAGTCCATCGTCACGGACGTCTTTAGTCTAGGTAAATCTGAAGTTCCAGTTTCTAAAGAATCCAGATTCTCCTCCATTATTATAGAATCCAGGTTTTCTTTTATCTTTTCCTGGACCACCTTTTCCATTTTAGGCTTTCTTCTTGGCATAAATATAAAAATTATCTGTTCCTAGCAAATCTTGGTGCATTGAACAGTGGTTTAGCGTTATCTATTATGTGGGCAAGTTGCTCGTCTCTAACTATATTTTGATTAAGTACAGTAGATTGATTGTCTGTATCTATCATGTTCTTAAATAATCTAACATTACTCAAAAATAGCGGGGAAGTAAATATTTTATAAGAATTCTGGTCAGTTTTATAAAAAGGGCTGCTTGTTTGCAGGTCAATATTCTCAGGTGCATCAAAAATTATACTATCACTTAGCTGTCTGACATACTCGTGTACTTTTATCAGCTCGCTAGATTGCTGTGAAGGATTCACGGGATCATATGACATCTTCCAAGCCTGTATAGAAAGCTGCTTGTATTTATTGGAAACGTTCACGACAAAAGCATACCATTCACCGTAGTCTATCTTAAACTGAAGAGGCGAATTTATCTCTATGTTGTTAGCTTTCAAAGAGAAACTTCCCTGTCCTATAAAATTAGTCACCTCTTGTTCCATAGCGCCAGAGTGAATCAAATCAAACCTAAATCCCTTCATGGTCTGGTTTTGATCAATATAAAGGCCACTTAAGAAGTTCCGGGATTGAGCTTTTTGAGCTTTCCAGTTAGTTATACCAGGATCAAAAATATTAGAGTTGTTTACTACGGTAAAAGTGAAATCATCCACAACAGACAAAACCCTATATCCCCCGCTGTGGGAATAGTCGCCTTGTATTGCAACATACCCATCAGGATTATCAGCATAAGAAGTCCAGGGGGTTAAGTAGTGCTTATATGGCTGAGTAGAGTACGTAACCGTAGTGTCTGTGTAAGAGACTGTAGTAAGAGGCAGAACGGGGTAGCCTATCTTTTTAAGTTTAGTGTTATCGTAGGCATTTCTAAGACTAAACCAAGATGTCAAAGACAACTCTTCTTTTTCAAGAAGTTTTGGCCTTACCTTATATCTTATCGCGTTTCTATTCTTGAACGGATCATAAGTAAATTCTGCATCATCAACGAAAGCAGCCTCGAGATCGTAGTAGTTATTTAATACTATTGTCCAGTTATTGTTTAGATCATATCCTATAATCGGAAGCTTTCCATATACGTAGGATCTAATAGGATCTTGAGATCTAACATAGGTAGTGGTAGCATATTGCTGAGGTTTGGCTATCTTTTTCTCCTCCTTGTCTAGATCCGCACCAAATAATTCTTGTGTAGTTAACCCAACACCTTCTAACTCTTCCTGGTATGCTGGATCCTGGAAGAAAGTATTACTCTTAGGCTGATACTTCTTGAGTTCTATCTTAAAATAAACAGGGGCGTTCATAAAATCTCTAAACAAATATGTCGAATTTATCTCGTATATCCTGTTTGTTAACGGAAAGTAAATAATATCTCTCTTTCTAGGCTGTGATCCATTACCAAAGATCTCCCCGAAATATTTACGATCTATCTGGATCTCAAAAGGCTCTTCAAAGTTAACACCAAACGGATCGAAGTTATTCCTGTTGTCCGGAAATTGGTTATTTTGCACCATAACCTTTATACACTTCTCATCAACAACATCAAATAATGTGTATTCTCTTAGAACAACATCTTTACCTCTAGCTTGGGGTTGTACTGAGTAGTAATTAACTTCAAATCCAAATATCTTATTCACAATCTTACTCAGATCCTGGTATAGATTCAGAGCTCTATTTACTGCATAGGGATTAAAAGTGTACCCGCAGTCATTGAAAACAACGGGTCTATTAGAAACCTCATCTGAACATCTTGGGCTAGGCCTGATTATTTTTTCACCTATGCTTAAAGAATCTATATAGTCCTGGTCATACTCTAAATCTAGATCAAAATCTGTTATAACAACACTCGGGTCAACAACACTATCTGGCTCATAACCTAAGCTACCATCAGGGTTAATCAATACCGAAGTAAATCTAAATTCAGGATAGAATTTATCAGTTGGATCAAGATCTATTGAATAGATGTTAGCTTCTGTGTTAGAAAATGTGTCCAATGCAGTACCGACTGTAGTCCATAATGACCAAGTTTCACCGTCTATAGAATATCTAAATTCAACAAGAACGTCATTTGGTACGATGTTAAATCCTTCATTAGCACTATCTGTAGCATCAGCA